AGAAAAGCCATTCGTCTGGGATCTGCCTGACGGATCAAACATTACGTTTGCAAATGCTGTTATCAGCGTGACCAATATAGGTGCTTCTGACAGTACTGCTGCGGCTCCGCTTGAATTCGAGGTAATGTCTAATGGCAAACCCACTTTTACAGACGCTTCATAAGGAGAAAAACAATAATGAAGGTAATTGATATAACAGAAAAACTTAATTTTGCCGAAAAACCTAAAATAAAGATCAAAGATGTTGAAATAACCGTAAACAATCGTGCTGTTTCTATACTCAAACTAATGCCTAAGCTGAATAAAGCAAATGTCTCGCTTGATGATATCATGGACACTATTAATGAGCTTGTATCTGAAGAGGATATAAAAAAGCTTGAAAGCCTTGACCTGAGCCTTGAGGATTTCATAACATTCTTTAAATCTGCTATAGAGCTTATTACAGGAGACATCGAGGGGGAAGTTCTGACCCGTACTACGACCTGATAGACGACTTTGACCTTATAGTCAGCTCGTTTATGTCGGAGTACGGGTATCGCATTTACTCCGATGATTTTAAGAATATGACATGGGATGAGTTTTCATCTCTGTTGTGTGGTCTTGGTGCGGACAGCCCTCTTGTCAGGGTTGTCCGCATAAGAAGCGAAAAGGATCGTGAGACTTTAAAGCATTTCACAAAGGAACAGCACAGGATACGAAATGACTGGATAAAGCGCAAAAGATCATCAGACAAAGCAAACATAAAAACTATCGAAGAACGTGACGCATTCCTCAGACAGATTGCTGATATGTTCAGGAAGGGCAGGTGATAAAATGGCGGATTCTGTAGGTCATATTTCTGTGGATATTACAGGCAATGAAAAGCCTCTGCAAAAAAAGATTGAAGGGCTTGGAGATAAATTAAAAGCACCTATGTCAAAATTAGGTTCTGCTATGGCTGCCGCTTTTTCTGCTGCCGTGATTGCTAAGTTTGCTAAAGAAAGCACCGAAGCCGCCGCACAGGTAAATGCTGCAAATTCACAGATGGCTCAGACCTTCGGAGAACTTGAAGCAAAAGCCCGCAGTGCAATAGGTACAGTCGCAAAAAACAGCGGCATACTGGAAAGCCGTCTGCAAGGTGTAGGCACGTCAATATATGCATTTGCGAAAACATCAGGTATGGACAGCGCAGCTGCTATGACCATGATGCAGGACGCTTTGCAGGCGACTGCTGACAGTGCGGCATATTATGACCGCAGTCTTGAAGATACTGCCGAAAGCCTTAAATCCTTCCTCAAGGGCAATTTCGCAAACGACGCAGCTCTCGGTATTTCCTGCACGGAAACCACCCGTAACGCTGCCGCAAACAAGCTTTACGGGAAGTCATTCAAGGACCTTTCGGAAGCTCAGAAGCAGCTGACGTTACTCCAGATGGTCAAGGATGCAAACAAGCTGTCGGGAGCAATGGGACAGGCGTCCCGTGAAGCGGACGGATGGGAAAACGTCATCGGCAATCTGAAAGAGTCGTGGAGACAGCTCCAGGCCGCTATTGGTCAGCCTATGCTGAAAATTGCTACAGCAGCCGTCAAAAAGCTTACGTCAGCTTTACAGCAGCTTACGGCATATGCTAAAACGGCAACACAGGCAATGTCAAAGCTTTTCGGATGGGATATATCCGATATTGTGAACAATACCGGGAAAACAGCAAACAATATAGATCTGCTCGCACAGAATTCCGAAAACAGCAGTAAGAATCTAAATGAAAATGTAAAGGCGGCCGAAAAACTGAAAAAAGCTGTTGCAGGCTTTGATCAGCTGAATATTCTGTCGGCAGAACAGGAAGTCGGAGAAACTGACGAGAACACAAACGTTCAGACCTCATCGGATCCTGCCGCAGCACCGATGTCAGCCGACGTTTCAAAAACATCCGGCGAGCTTGACAACATGAGTAAGAAGCTTGATGTTATCAAAAGCAAGCTTGGAAAGCTCTACAAGTCGAGCGGTCTCGACAAGGCTGTGGATAGTTTCAGGAAACAATTTGATAAAATAGATTTTCCGCAGATCAGGAAGAATTTTCAGTCCATCTTTACCGATCTTCAACCCATAGCAAATGCAAGCATTGAGGGTACCGCAAGGATAGCTAAGAGCAAGCTTGCCTATATCGGCACAATGTTTGGCGGCATGACAAGAACTGTCTCCAGTGCAATACAGACAGCTTCCGGCGGTTTGGCAAAATGGCTCAGCAAAGACAAGAACAGAATATCTGAATTCATTACTTCCATAAGCAGTAATATCAGCGTCGGCATTGACAATTGCTCTGCCTTTGCGGGTACTATGTTTGATACTCTGAACGAAAGTATTGATAGAATGCGCCCAAAGACAGAGGAAGCCATTGCAGGTATGTTATCAGGGTTTACGACCTTTGCCGGATCTGTAGGCACTGTAATTTCCGGCGGATTTGAGATCGCAACAAGCGCAGCCGCACAGTGGGCAAAGGATAACAGCGGCATCATAGGTACGGCATTTGATGATGTACAGCAGATAGTAAACGACTGCATGAGCGGCATAGGAAAGGCTTTTGCAGACGTTGGCGGCGACATTTCCGGATGGTGGAATACTGACGGACAAAAAATTTTTGAAAGCTTCTGCGGGGTCATGGGCGACATAGGAACGACTTTTCTTAATGTGTTCCATAAGCTTATAATGCCTGTATGGGATACATTTACAAGCACTTTACAAAGCGGATGGAATGATTGTATCCGACCGGTATTTCAGTCTGCGGGCAATACGCTCACTAAGCTGTGGAAACAGATCATCGAACCGTTCTGGAATAAGGTGTTGAAGCCAGTACTTGATAAGCTGATAAGTTATTATTCAAAAAATCTCAAAAAGGTACTTGAACAGCTAAAAATTGTTTTCACAACAGTTTTCAGCACTATAAAAAATGTTGTTGATGAATTTTTTAAAAGCATTGATAATCTTATTGATTTCATAACTCATGTTTTCAAAGGCGATTGGGACAGTGCATGGAATGATATAAAGAACTGTTTCCAGAACAGCTTCGCAGGTATGGGTGAATTTGCAAAGGGCTCTTTCAATCTTATTATTGACTGTATAAATACCGTATGGGCAAGAATATATGATTTTGTTGCCGGAGTTGCTGATGGATTTGGAGATATCCTGACAAAGATAGGACAGGCTCTTGGGCAGGACTGGGGATTTACGATGCCCTCTCAGCCTTCATACATACCTCATCTTGCAAAAGGCGGTCTTGTAAAAGCGCCTACTCTTGCAATGGTGGGTGATAACAAGGGTGCCGCTCGCGATCCGGAAGTAGTTTCACCGCTTTCAAAGCTTGAATCAATGCTCCACAGCGGCAATCCGGAAATAATAAGGCTGCTGCTGAGGATAATTTCTTTGCTTGAGCATGAAGAAAATATATTCCAGAACAACTTTATCATTGACGGTGAAGTTGTTGAAAGAAAACTTGTAAAAGTACGCAAAAGGAAACAGAGAAGATACGGGGGTGCAGTTACATGAGTGCTTTTAAGGTAAACGGCATACCGCTGCCGCCGCCTGTATCGGCTGTATGGTCCTTTGCCGATCTGTCCAGTGAGGAAAGCGGCAGAAGTACACGCAGCGGTGCAATGCAGAAGGATATAATTTCTCAGAAGCGGACGATCACCTTTACATGGGGTATTCTTACACGTCAGGATGCTCAGACGGTCGCCCTGCTCTGTAAAAGCTGCGGGGCGGCAGTTTATCTTACATATCCTGATATACTGACCGCAAAACAGGTGACAGGACGCTTTTATACGGGGGATCTGTCAGAAGGCAGCTATATTATTCCAAATGAAAACGACATACGGATAAACGGTATGTCGTGCAGCTTTATTGAAATGTAATATGGAGGCGGATAGATGCAAAACACTTCTTCATTATACAAAGAACTGATAAAACAGTCGGGACGAATGTTCACGGCAAAAATAATTGTAACATTTTCCGATAACACTACAGCAGAACTTACAGACGACAATATTATGCAAAGCAGCCTCGTAATTACAACAGGCAGATCAGATGAAGGAAGCTTCTCTATAGGCAATGCAATTATAGGTCAGCTTGATTTTGAGATAGACAACAGCGGCGGACTTTATGACAATATGAGCTTTGAGGACGCTGTATTTGATGTGAGGATAGGTCTTATCACAGGGCAAAGTTATACAGGTGTACTTACTCCCGAATGGATAAGAAAAGGTATTTTTACAGCGGAAGAAATAACTGTTGATGAGAATTATATCAGGATCACAGCATTTGATAATCTGGCAAAGACGGATGTTCCGTTCAGCGAGTCAAATATTTCCTTCCCGATAACATTAGGAAATCTTTATCAGAGGATATGCGCTTTTTGCGGTGTTCCATATGAAAGTACTGGATTTGATAATTCAGGCCTTGTTATAAGTTCTGGAAATGAGATCGACGGAAGTACTACTTGCAGAGATGTTTTGTCTTATATTGCTCAGCTTTGCTGCCGTTTTGTTTATGCTGATACGGACGGGACCGTTAAAATCGGTTGGTATAACAGTACAAATTATGAAGTGACCGAAAGACAAAAGCTAAGCGGAACGGTCACAATAAGCGGTGTACAGCTGACTGACACAAGTGATAATGTCTGGATTAAAGGCACAGATAATTACTGTCTGATGATAGATGATAATCCGCTTGCGGAAAACCAGTCTGCTTTGAGTGCAGCTGTATGGAATAATCTGCTTATAGGAAAAGAGCTTACACCTTTTTCTGCTGAGATCATATCTGACCCGTCACTTGAAGCGGGGGACATCGTTACAGTATCCGATCTGAAAGGGAATACATACCGAACGCCTGTGACCAATATGATATATCGTCTTGACGGTAAAATGACAGTGTTCTGCGATGCAGAGACAGTCAGAGAAAAACACCGTGCAGGAAAAAGTCTCAGCGCCAAAATAGCAGCCCGCACGGACCGCAGGATAAATAAAAAAATATCCGAATACGATGTAAGGGCAAAGCAGTTTTCTATGCTTACGGCAAACGCTATGGGCTTCTATCAGACTGAGGTAACGCAGAATGACGGCAGTACAATTGTCTATCAGCATGACAAGCCGCTTCTTGCTGATAGTATAATCATCTGGAAAAAAACCGTTGACAGTTTTGCCGTATCCAATGACGGGGGACAGACATGGAGAGGTATGGACAGCAGCGGAAATGCGGTTACAAATGTTCTTGCAGCGATCGGCATTGTTGCGGACTGGATCAGCGCAGGTACGCTCAGAGGCGTTGAAATAATAGGCACAACAGGCAGTATAGGCGGATGGACAATACAAAGCGGCAAGCTTGTTTCCGCAGACGGTACAATGGTGCTTGACAGCAATACAAACACCATCACCGTTAATGATGAAAACGGTAAAAAATTCATGCATATAAAAAACGGCGGAGTTACTTATTTCCGTCCCGATGAAAACGATAATATGAAAGAGATCGGCAGTATCGGTGTCACCAAGGCGGCAGGTGCGAACACTTACGGTGTAACATTCAACCTGAAAGACGGAGACGCTATGACATGGTCTGTGTACAACAGTACTACAGGTTTTTACAATAACGTTCTGCGTTATGAAGCAGACAATAAAAAGTTTATTTTTAACGGTGATCTTGAGATAAACGGGAATCTGACAAGTGTTAAGGTAAACGGAGCAACGCCTGTCACAGATAATTTCATTGCGTTCAGATCCTTTATAACGAATCCTGACGGCACTATTGCAAGCAGACAAACTCTTGAATTGAGTGTTATAAATGGTCTGATAGCTTCATGGAGGGGAATCTGAATTGGTAAATGAATATAAAATAAAAGCATATGAGAAAAATCAAGTAGAATTATATGCCGTCCTTGGTGAATCTGCGAGCAGGACGGTCATTTTTGATATAGTCGAAAAAAGCGGAATAGTGGCTGCCGTTTCAAATGCACAGGTTACAGATCAGATGCTTGACCTGACAGGCTATACTATTACTCTCAGCAGGATAGGTTCTTCCGCTGAAACGGCAGGGACAATAATGAATGCACAGAACGGGAAAGTCAGCTTTACTCTGCCGGCTGATTTCTGCCGTCCTGTCGGGGAATATCAATGTGAAATAGTGCTTACTAAAAACAGCGAACGGCTCAGTATTATCGGCATTGGGCTTATCGTTGATTATCCTGTCAGCGAAAACTTTGACATAACCGTAAGAGCAGGCTTTGCAGATGGTGTAAGCATTACTCTTTATGACGAAAACGGAGATATCTACACTCTTCAAAGCGGTGAACAGCTGCTTTTCCGGGCTAAAAGAAATATAGATGATACTCAGTATGTTCTGAGTTACGATGTAGGAATAGGCAGCGGCAACGGGTATGACATTGCCTTTGCTCCATCCGATACATCGGGACTTAAGGGCGAGTATCATTATGGTATAGGTCTGCAAAGACAGGATGGAATTCATCCGGTAATAGAAGACGCTGTTCTGACAGTCGTAAAAACTGTGCTGATCCAGGAGGTATGAAATGAATGAGATAAAAGCTACGATAAAGCCGAAATATACCTATCCTTGCACACTAAAAAACAGTATGCAAAAGATCTGCGGCAGAATAACCGCTGCATCCGGCGGGCAGGGTGATACAAGATATATTACCACTGAAATTGACACAGCTGAAGAATTGACTATAACGCCGATTCTGGCAACACTGACAGTAGATACTGAGTAAAAACCACTTGCAGGAGGGGAAACATGAGTTATACAGAAAAAACTATTTCAATTTTCGGGACGGAAATTGAATTTTTACAGGCATTTATCAATGCAATTACAGCGGCAGACAGCAGGATAACCTGTGCAACAGACATTGAAGCGCAGTTTGCTGATCCTTCAAATACACCATCTTTTACGCTCTCTGTTGGTGGGATATATACAATTACATTTACAAGGGATGGCATATTAAGTAATAAAGCCTTAGAATATAAGGTTACCAGCTCTGCTTATAATGGCAGCAATTCACTTATATTTTCAGATACTGCTTATTTCAAAGATGCAAGAGTAACACGGACATGGAAGTTTTCTGTTGTGACAAACAGTAATGATATTTATTTGAAGTTAGCTGTATATAACGGAAATTTAAATTCACCAGCCGCAAAATGGCTTTCAATTAACAATAACGCTATTTCGGCTTGTGCAGTTGGGACGGGTTCAACAAGCATAATGTCAAGCGACTTTGTATCAACCGGAGGTCAGGTGTACACAAGAATAAACAGACTACCTTATACTTACAACGCAGCCGACTTAACAAAGCTTGAAGTTATAAAGTCAAAAACGTTTGTTGAAAACAGTACAACAAACAGGGCTTTTGAAACAAGTAAAATAATAGATTCGACTACTGTTACAGCCGATCAGATTATTTCTATTGATTCCACTAAGTATTATGCGCTTGACAGCAACACGCTGATGGAAATTTAATTTTTTTTACAAAAATTTGACTTTTTGGAGTCAAGTAAATTAAAAATTTGGTCGGACTATTGATGATTATTCATCAAACCAATGTCATTCTGAGCGTTGGGAGTTTCAAAGCCCTTTAAAAGCTCAAAGTCTGGCAAAGAGGTCATTCCGAACGCAGCGAGGAATCTTTCTGACAAAGCTGCTTCTAAGGAAAAGATCCTTCGCTGCGCTCAGGATGACAAGTTTTTGTGCCAAGGATGGCAGAAAGTTTATTATTTTATTATTATTTATTAATCGAAAGGATGATTTTATGAACAAAGTTATTTTACTCGGAATGGTTTTTAATGAAACGGATGCGCCGGACTTCGGCAGCATAAGGCAAAGTGAAAGCGGTGAATACATCCTGCTTGCAGACGATATCCCAAAGCTCAACGGCATACTGACACGCTCGCATTGTGCGCCGCTGCTTGCTAACGGGTCGCTTTTCAATGTTCTGTCTGGTGCGCTTGCATTTGTCGCAGACTGGAAAACAGAGGAAAGCGCAAAGGTCTATATGTATGAGATGACCTCCGATGCATGGTATGAGGTCGTTGAAAATGAGTGAGTATATCTCGAAGCAGGAGGTGATCGAATGACGGAAAGAGCAAAAAAGCTGCTTTTGCTATATTACAAGCAAAGCAGGAAAATCAGAAGAGTAAGCGGTCTGCCGCCGCTTACCTTCAAGGCAAAAAAGGCGGGAACGCTGAAGGATTACAGGATTTACGGAAATACCGCCGGCGGGGAGTCCGTCGGGGATTTAGTGGCGGAAGGAGAACACGCGGGAGAGTATAAGGTGGCGGTGAAGGTTGAGGGGAAGAATTTGTGCAATAATATATGGGAGCAAAAAATGATAAACGTTAACACCGGTAATGCAAGTCCAAATGAGAACACAGTGTGCTGCGATTTTATTCCAGTCAAGCCAAATGTAACGTACTCTTGCAGCAGAACTATCTGGAATAATTATAATAATCTGAGATGTTACGGGACAAATAAAAATTATCTTGGCACCGGTACGGATTTAGCTAACAAAGGTAATCCGTTAATACAAGGGGCTCCATTCGGGACATTTATGATTACTGATGCAAGAGTGTCATATATAAGGTTTAATGATTTATCCAATTCCCTCGACACGAAATATATGCTTGTCGAAGGTGTATATACCGCCGAAACAATGCCACCCTACGAACCCTATTACGAACCAGTCACTACAAACCTCTACCTCCCCGAACCAATCAAAATGGTAGGCGATGAAGCGGAGTATATAGACTATGCGGAGCAGAAACAGCATAGAGTGAGGAAGAATTTGCTGCAAAATACAGCGACAAGTCAGACGAAAAATGGAGTTACATTTACGGTTAATGCTGACAAGTCGATTACCTGTAACGGAACAACTACTAATACTATATATTTCGCTGTTAAAGATAATGTCGTGTTAGAATCTGGAACATATGTATTAACCGGATGTCCTTTAGATGGAGGTCAAAATACATTCAAACTTTATGCTCAAACTGCTGGTGGTGCTATATTCTATGTGGATGAAGGGGCTGGAACAATAATTAATTATAAATCTAAGATAACAATATTGATTACGATTCTATCAGGTTACACCTGCAACAACCTCACCTTCTACCCCATGATCCGCAAATCAGACATTGAGGATGACACATACGAACCATACATCGAAAACACAGACCTTGACGTCACCCTCCCCGCACTGCCGGTGCTGCCGGGGACAAACACACTGACTGTCGGGACAGAAGTACAGCCGTCAAGCGTTGAAATAAAGGGCAGAATAAAAGCGGCAGGGGGTGATTGAAATGAAAAACGAAAAGGGAATACAGGTAATAATATCCGGAGCTTTGGCGGCTTTTGCGATATACATGGGTGCACTTGCAGTGCCGATAATCGTGCTTATGGTCATGATGATAATTGACTACCTCAGCGGTATGTCGGCGGCTTGGGTTCATGGCGATCTATCAAGCAGGGTCGGTGCAAAAGGCATTGTAAAAAAGGTCGGATACATGGCGCTTATTGTTGTTGCAATGGGCGTTGACTATCTCATTTACAGCGGCATTACAGCGGCGAATATTGAGGTCGGATACAATATGTGGTTCGGGCTTTTGGTCGCTGTATGGCTGATTATAAATGAAATGATATCAATACTTGAAAACCTGTCAAGGCTCGGTGTACCGATACCAGACTTTTTGACAAAGATAATCAAAAGGCTGAAAAATTCAGCGGAAAGGAAAGAATAATTATGTCAAAGAAAATCTATTTAAGCCCGTCAAATCAGAGCGGGAATATGTACGCATACGGCAACACAACAGAAATGGAGCAGTGCAACAGAATAGCAGATGCCGCCAAAACTGCGCTTGAACGCTGCGGATTCACCGTCAAAAAAGCACCAAAGGGACAGGATATGTATAAATCCATTAGCGAGTCCAATGCATGGGGCGCAGACCTTCATATGCCTATACATACAAACGCCGCCAACGGTAAATGCGGCGGTACAATGTGCATGGTTTATTCAAAGGCAAGCGAGAATATGAAGTTTGCAAACCCGATTTACAAGGCTGTACAGGCAGTAACACCGGGCAAAACAGAATTTGGTGTCCGGGAATCCCCGGAGCTTGCAGAGCTGAACAGCACAAACATGACAGCAGTGTACACTGAGGTTGATTTCCACGACAATCCCACGATTGCAAAGTGGATTATCGAAAATGTAAAGGCTGTCGGTGAAGCCTTTGCAAAGGGCGTGTGTCAGGCTTTCGGCGTGACTTACAAAGCACCGAAT